TGTGAAAGTTTTGCGTAGAGCATGGACTTTATGGGCAAGACATCTAGGTCAAAAGGTTGGTGACAGTGATACCGATGCAAATATAGTTGCTGTTATCAGAACCTTTTGGTGGGTGTTACATGTTGTTGCTTGCTTTATGATTATTATACACAATGGTGCTAAACTTGGATGGTGGTTATGAATCCCTTTGAATATGTAAATGCTATTAATATGACTAAGAAAGATATCATGGTAGATGATCTTGCTGAAAAGTCATACAACTCTTATATGGTCAACAGATCTTTATCGTATTTTCCCGATACAGTTATGATGGCAAATGAAATGAATATCTACCACCACCTTGATAACCGTTTGAAATTTGACTTTCTTATAAATATAGTACGAAAGAAAAAACGGTTCTCGAAATGGATAAAACCTGAAACCGTCAGTGAAGTGGAAGTTGTTAAGGAATATTATGGTTACAGCAATGAAAAAGCTAAATCTGCCTTATCCCTTCTCACATCAGATCAGATTAATGAATTGAAGAAGAAGGTTTATAAAGGTGGAAGAAAATAAAATCGTAGAATGGACACCTAATTCTATGCTAGAGATATCTCTCAACGAACCAGATGATTTTCTAAAAGTTCGTGAGACTTTAACTCGCATTGGTGTTGCATCCCGTAAAGATAAAAAACTATTTCAATCGTGCCATATCTTGCATAAGCAAGGTAGATATTTCATTGTACACTTTAAGGAGTTATTTCTACTAGACGGAAAGAAATCTAATCTAGAAGAAAATGATGTTGCACGACGTAATACGATTGCACAACTTATGAGTGATTGGGGTTTGATTAGTATAGCAACAGAAAATGCTATAGAACCGCTCGCACCCATGAGACAAATAAAAATTATCCCATTCAAAGAAAAGAATGATTGGGAACTTTGTCCAAAATATAATATTGGAAGTAAATAATGTATCGCGTTAGTGGATATTTTAAGAAGCATAAAGTTGTGGAAACATTTCACGACGTATATGATGCGATTGAGTTTAAAGATATTGTTGATGCAAATTATCCATTAAAAGTGACATTTGAAAAGGGAGTATATCCTATGAGAACATTTATAGTAAATTCGTGGAATCATGTTATGAATCATGAATTAAATCCACTTAGACACATTCCAGACTTAGGTGTACGCCATGTAGTCATGCAGTTTCTTGCATGGATGTGGTGTATTATTTTTTCTATGAGTCTTGGATCAATTACCGTCTTCGGTGTAAGTGCAGTTGCCCATGCTCTGTTAATTGCAGGCATTGTAGTAACTGTTGGTACATTTGAAACTGCTAAACGTAAACCACAATATTTTGGTGGATTGGGTCGTGCCAATGGCGGTGAACACGAATAAAATTATATATAGTAATAGAGACGCCGAATAATCGGGTCTCTTTATTAACCTTGCAAGTCATTGGAGGTACATATGACTGGATTAGTTTACCCACGCAGTGGGTTCATCGGTTTCGACCACATTTTCGACCAGCTTGAAAACATTCACAAGCATGCGAAAGATACCTATCCCCCACACAACGTAGTAAAAGATGATGAGTTTAGATTCTGTCTAGAACTAGCAGTGGCGGGATTCAAACAAGATCATATTGACATTGAAGTTAAGGATCATGTCCTTACCATCAAAGGTGACCGTCCTCAGCGTCGGCAACCGGACAAGTATGTTCACAAAGGTATCAGTGCGAGAAACTGGAAAAAGTCGTTTAGACTGTCGGAATATACCGAAGTAATCGGAGCAGATCTGCAGGACGGAATCTTGACTGTCGACTTAGAAGTCGTCCTTCCTAAAGAAAAGCAGCCTCGTAAAATCACAATTGGTCAAAACGAGGAAAACGAAAATGACAACAATAGCAATAAACGTGGGTTTTTCAATAGCCCAAGCAATCGCTGATTTCTTTTCAGGAATCGGTAAGTCAATGGTTATGGCACGTGGTGCGCATGCTAACTATGAAGTTGCCCAGCATCTTCAGCATGAGTATCCCAATATGTCACAAGCAGAGATCGCACATATGCTCAACGATCGTTTACGCAAGGAGGTTTATGGTGCTTAATTTTATTAAAAAACTATTTACTCCTTCGGATCCTGTTCAAAATTACCTAGCAAATGCACATGATGTGTATGATCTAGAAAACCGTTTGAAAGAACTCCGTCGTAAAGGAATCTGGCTATGAAGTCGCTTGCATTCTACTTAGCACTATTCGGCATTGCATTTGTAGTTAGTTCTGCCAATGCAATGACTATCGAAATGCTAAACAAAGACGACGCTGGAAATAAAATGATTTTCAGTGAAGAATTAGCAAAAGTAGATGTAGGGGAAACGGTTACTTGGTTGCCAACATCAAAGGGACATAATGTCGAAATGATCGCAGGTCCTGATGGTGCTGAACTTCCTAAGAAATCCAAAAATGGAAAAGAAGTTTCTATCACATTTGAAGTGCCAGGAATCTATTACTATTGGTGCACACCACATAAAGGCATGGGCATGATTGGTCTTGTCGTGGTTGGTGATGATACCAGTAATAAAGATGATATTGCCAAAGCAAAGGCACTTGGTAAATCAAAGAAGAAACTGAAAGCATTGCTTGGAAATCTGTAAGTTGAAGCGTTAAACTAAATAGGTGGGAGCAGGTGACTGCTCCCATTAACTATAGGAGGATAATATGATGAGTCAAGAGCGTACATGTGGAACTTGTGGACACCGTTGTCATTGTTATCAACCAGAATGTGAAGAATCAATAGGTGTTGGTATGACAGATAAATATCAGCGTTGCGGTTGTAAAAACTGTGATTGTAAAAAAGACATACCAAACAGTTTTACGAGAAGGAACTAAACTATGAATATAGATGAACTCAGGGAACAATTAAAAATTGATGAAGGAGTTAAACATGAAATATATCTTGATCATCTCGACTTGCCTACTTTTGGCATCGGTCATCTCATTAGGGATGATGATCCAGAATGGGGCGAACCCGTCGGAACAGAAATTTCAGAAGAACGAGTCAACGAGTGTTTTGCCAGAGACGTCGAAATCGTGCTAGATGACTGCAGGATTTTGTATCCAGACTTTGATGATTTACCAGAAGAAGTTCAACAGATTGTAGCGAACATGATGTTTAACATGGGTCGACCTCGCCTTTCTAAATTCAAAGGAATGAAACGTGGAGTAGACGCAAAAGATTGGAATGCTGCGGCAGATGAAATGGTTGACAGTGCATGGTATCGGCAGGTTACAAATCGTGCTGACCGTCTAGTAGAAAGAATGCGCAATATTTAAATTAATTAAAAATAAAATGGTTTACTTATTACTGGAAATATAGTATAATACTATATGTCTTTTTATACCTCAGTTACACGTTTCGGTAATTCTTTCCTCTATCGCGGATATGATGATAGAGGAAAGCAAGTATCGAAAAAAGAATACTTCAAACCTAAACTATTTGTTCCATCTAAAGAGGATACAGGTTGGCGTGGACTTGACGGCACTATGATTGGTGCTGTTGAGTTTGACGATATGCGTCAAGCAAAAAACTGGATGGAACAATATTCTGATGTGTCCAGTTTTAATATCTATGGGCACACTAATTTCACTCACCAGTACATCACATCTAAGTTTCCTAGAGATATAGAATTTGATCGTGATATAATTAATGTCACGACTATCGATATTGAAACTGAATACAATGATGGATTTCCTGAACCTAAAAACGCAGATCAAAAAATTACTGCTATCACTATCAAAAATAATATTGATGGTGTGTATCGTGTATTTGGTTATGGTGATTATGATGTAGAGAAAGCACTTATCCAACCTGTAAAATATTATAAGTTTGATGACGAGTATCAACTACTCTTAAAGTTCTTGGACATCTGGCAAGCATATATGCCTGACGTGGTTACAGGTTGGAATGTACGTTTCTTTGACATTCCCTATCTTGTTAATCGTGTTGCTAAAATACTTGGTGTAGATCAGGCAAAGAAGTTCAGTCCTTGGGGTATGATTGATTATCGTGAAGTCACACGTATGAATAAAAAGGATATGACCTATGAGATTCAAGGTGTTGCCACTCTTGACTATCTTGAACTGTTTCAAAAATATGGATATGCTTATGGTAAGCAGGAATCGTATTCACTGAATCATATCTCGTATGTCGTGCTTGGTGAAAAGAAACTTTCCTATGAAGAAAGTGGTTCGCTCAAAAACCTTTATGTTGATGATTTCCAAAAGTATATTGACTATAACATGAAAGATGTGCAACTCGTCGATCGTATTGAAGATAAGATGGGTTTGATTACATTGATCATGACCGTGGCATATAAGGGTGGTGTAAACTACAGAGATGCTTTCGGTGTAACAGGTATATGGGAATCTATCATCTATCGTAAACTAAATCGTGATAAGATTGCTCCACCTGCAGGTAAGTCTGACTCTGTAAAGGGTGGACAGTTTGCTGGTGGTTATGTTAAAGAACCTATGGTCGGTTCTCATGATTGGGTTGTTTCGTTTGACTTAAACAGTCTATATCCTAATATCATTGTACAGTGGAATATG